AAATGAGAGAAAACAAGAACAAGATAAAGAACAAGATAAAGAACAAGATAAAGAACAAGATAAAGAACATGATAATCAATTAGAAAATGAGAGAAAACAAGAATATAATAAAAATAAAAAAGAATTAGAAGAATCAGACGAATTTAAAAATTTGATGCAACAAAAAATAGATACAAAACATCAAATTAATCAACTAAAAAAAGAAAAGAAGAAATTAGAAGAAGAAAAACAATTATATGATTATGATATAAAAATGTATGAAAAATTAAAAATAGAAAATAATAAAATAGAAAATTTTGAAATACCAGATATTTTTGCTTTAAAATTTAATATTTTTAAAAAAATAGAAGCAAATAATCAGTTAAATTTTGAAGTATTTAAAATAGAATGGGATAAAATAAAACCATCAAATAATTATAGTTTATTTGCAACTAATCCTTATGAAGTATCTTTTATGAATTTGTTAAATAAAGAAGATATTGATATTGAACTTGATATTTAAAAAGTTGATGATAAATACCTCTAAAATATTTAATATATAAATTATAAAAAATTAGATTTAAAACATGTATAATATTAAATCTAATTTAAACTAATGTATAGACAAGATGATATTGATATAATTAAAAAAAACATGGATATAATTAAAGACGATGCAATGAAAAAAAAACTAGACATTTTAGAACCAACGTTGAATGAATTTAAAGAAGTATTATCTGTAATTTTAGATTTTATAAAAAAAAAAAAAAGAATTATTTATGGTGGTTATGCACAAAATAATTTAATAAAAATAAAAAACGAATTTGATGTATTTTATAAAAAAATAGATTTACCAGATATTGAATTTTATACATATCAACCTTTAGAAGATATTATTGAATTATGTGATTTATTACATTCAAAAAATTTTAAATATGTACAAGGAGTAGAAGCAGATCATGAAGGTACATATAAAGTATTTGTTAATTTTATTAATTATTGTGATTTAACTTTTGTATCAAAAAATATTTATGATAATATGTATTGTATAAAAGATAATGAATTATTATATATTCATCCACATTTTATGGTTGTTGATGCTTTTCGTGTTTATGCAGACCCTTTAACTTCATATTTTAGATTAGATAAAACATTCTCTAGATTTACTACATTAATGAAATATTATCCATTTGATTTATCTTTGGTAAAAAATACACCTTTTTATGAAAAAGAAAATAAAGAAACTAAAAGATTTATTAGACATAAAATTTTACATGATTCACAATTAATTATAATTGGACATTATGCTTTTAATTATTTAGTTAAGAAATCTGATAAAAAAATGGTAGTTGGAGAATGTCCTTATTATCAAGTTATTAGTATTAATTATGTTGAAGATAAAGTTAAACTTGGAAATTTTTTAAGATCGCATTTAAAAAATATAACATCTAAAGAATTTTATCCTTATTTTCAATTTTATGATAAACATACTGAATATTACCAAGATGGAGTATGTATATTAAAAATATATGGTCATAATAATAGATGTATTGTGAATCAATATTCTGAAAAAAAAAAAGTATATTTTGGAACATTTCAACTAATAATTTTATATTTATTAATTGATTATCAATATGCTATTACAAGAAAAGATTCAGTAGAAAAAAATAATTATATGATTTTAATTACTAGATTATTAATAACTCGTAATAAATATTTAGATGAACATAATAAAACAATATTAGATAGAAGTCCATTTCAAGAATTTACATTACAATGTTTAGGAACAACAGAAGATCCATTAAGAATGTCAAGATTAGAAAGTAAAAAGAAAAGAGATGCTAAAAAACAGAGTAAATTTAGATATGATCCAAAAGGCACACCTGGTAAAGTTCCAAATTTTACATTTGATAATAGTTCTGGAAATGAAATTATTAAAAAGAATAATCGCTAATTCTATAGATATATTTCTTATTTATTTAAAAATTAATTACCGCATTTTAAATCTTTACGTATGTAAATTAAAACATAATAAAAAAATTATTAAATTTTCTAGGTTTATAATAATGTCTAAAACTACTATAAATCTTGAACAAAATGGTAGATTATTTCCAAGTTGGGTAATGAAAAATTTTAAAAAATTTGTATTACCTGAAATTATTAGAAAAGACGGAGAAGACCCATGTAATGAAAGTATTGAAGATAAAATAACTGTTTACCAACAATTTATTGGAGAATATCTTAACTATCGTTCTCCTTTCAAAGATTTGTTAGTTTATCATGGTGTAGGAGCAGGTAAAACAGTATCTGCAATTAATATATATAATATTCTTTATAATTATACACCAAAATGGAATATTTTTCTTTTAATTCCTGCTGCTTTAAAAAATGACCCTTGGAAGAAAGATTTAAATAAATGGTTAACTAAAGAAAATAAAGAAGATAGAGAAAAAAATATAATTTATATTCACTATGATTCTCCATTTGCTGATAGAGATTTTTTAGATAAAGTAAATAAAGCTGATAGTTCAAAACAATCATTATTTATTATCGATGAAGCGCATAGATTTATGAATAATGTTTATAATAATGTTAGTTCAAAAAAGGGTAAAAGAGCCCAAGTAATTTACGATTATATTCAACAAGAAAAAAAAGATAATACTAATACTAGAATTTTGTTATTATCTGCAACACCTGTTGTAAACAATCCTTTTGAATTTGCTTTAATTTTTAATTTATTAAGACCTGGTTCTTTTCCAACAAGTGAAGCAATTTTTGAACAATTATATATTTCAACAACTAATTATCAATCATTAAATGAAAATACTAAAAACATGTTTCAAAGAAGAATTTTAGGATTAGTATCTTATTATTTAGGTGGAACACCAGATAAATTTCCTTCTAAAATTATTCATTACAAAAATATTATTATGGGAGAATATCAAGAAGAAGTATATAATCATTTTGAAAAAATAGAAGAAGAACGAGAAAAATTAAATAGAAAAATGGCTAGAGGTAAAATAGGAGATCAACCATCCACATATAATATTTATACTCGTCAATCTGCTAATTTTGTTTTTCCTCATATTAATGATAATGTAAGTGGTGAATTAAGACCAAGACCGGGTAAATTTAAAATTAAAGAAGAAGATGCTATTTTAATGGATGAAGGTAAAAAAGTTGACAAAATCAAACAACTTAAATTAACTGATAAAGAAACTATAGCATATGATAATGCAATTAATTCTTATATTAATGGGTTTACCAATAATTTAAAAGAATTACATAATAAAGATAAAGAATTAAAACATAATTTAATTGATGATGTTAAAAATTGGCGTGACAAATATAACTCTAGTTTCTCTAAATTTATAGAGGAAGAAAAAAAGAAATCATTAGTATTTGAAAAGTTATTCATGTGTTCGCCAAAATTTGTAACATGTATTTTTAATATATTTAAATCAAATGGTCCTGTATTAGTTTATTCAAATTATGTAAAAATGGAAGGTTTGGAAATATTTAAAATATATTTAAGTTTCTTTGGATTTATTGATTTTCATAAAGATTCTGAAATAACATATAATGACTTGAAAGTAAAAGGCAAATATGACGGATTTAGACATATTGAATATCATGGAGCTATTGAAACACAAATTAGAGAACAAAATAAAAAGATTTTTAATGATATTGAAAATCTTTATGGTCGCGTAGTTAAAATTATTATGTTATCTCCAGCAGGTGCAGAAGGTATTACGTTGAAAAATACAAAACAGGTTCATATATTAGAACCTTTCTGGAATGAAGCTCGTATCGAACAAATTACGGGACGTGCTGTTCGTTTATGTGTGCATAAAGATTTACCATTAGATAAAAGAAAAGTAGATATATTTAGATATAAAATGGTAAGAAAAAATGGTAAAATAACAGCAGATGAAAAAATGGAAAATATATCTCGTAAGAAAAATAACTTGTTGATATCTTTCATAGAAGCTGTAAAAGAAGCTGCAGTTGATTGTGAAATATTTAAAGAACACAATATGATGGGATCTAAATATAAATGTTTTCATTTTAATGAAGAATCATTATTTGAAAAACCAGTTGGCGCAGCATATAATCCAAAGATAGAATATGATTTAAAAATAGACAATGGTTCAAATGCAAAAGATTCATCTAAAATAAAAATCAAAGTTAGAAAAATTAAAGCTGTTAAAAAAATAGAAAATAATATATATTCAGAACCTGATTTTTACTGGTATTATGAACAATCTGGTATTATTTATGATTATGACATGCAATTTCCAATTGGTAAAATAGATAAAGATTTAAATAATAAACCAATTAAATTAGATAATGAAATTTATATAATTGGAGATATTATTGACATTCCTGAATTTAAACTTTATACTACATCATAGAATTATATATTTTGGTAATAAATGTAATACATAACATAATAATAAACCCTATTTTATCAAATATATCTCTTCCTAGATAATCTGGATTACAATATTTATCCATAAAATTTACATTAATTATATTAATAAATACATAAGTAATAAAAAAACCCATACACCATATAATATTTTGAATTATTGTACCAATTCCAGGGACTTCATACATAAGAGATAGTGGTTTTCCAACATATGGTAAAAACCCTGCAAGTATAGGTAACACTTCACCTACTCCGTTCGCAATAGTGCTATCTACTAAAGCTTTACCAACAGATTTAAATGTTAACTCTTTACATTTATTATTTTGTAATTCCGCCTCACATACTTTTGCTGCTCTAATTAAATTTGGTATCATTCCTAATACTAAATGTATTGCAAGTGTAATAAATATAGAACTAATTCCATCACCGTCTCCACAACCGAAAATCATGGAAATTAAAAATGATAATATAAATTTAGATATAATTGGAATCATTACAAATTCCGTATATGGTTTACCACCTGGTCCTTTTTTAATATATCCAAAATACATTAATAATGAAGGAATAATACTGAATGGAAAAAACCATAAAAGTGGAAATAATGCCCACATTTTATCTAATGATCCATCAAGCCAAAAAATACGAGCAAAAATTTGTCCCATCGGAAGTATTGCTGAAATTATCACTACTAGAAGTGGAACTTGATTGCTAGTATCTTTATCTCCTGTAATTGATTTAAATAAATTTAATAAACTATCCATAATTAAATATATTTAGATAATTTTTATTACATATTTTTACTAAAATGATATAATCTTTATTTTAGTTTAATAAAATGATAACTTTCAATTTCATTTTCTGGTAAATATAAACATTTAGATTTTAATTCATTTTCCATATGATTAATTACATATGATAAAGTATTAATTGTTTTTAAAATTTCCTTGTTATGTAATACAATTTTTGTATCACTGTATTTTTGTTCAATATAATCCATTAATATTTTTAAATCAATACTAACCATATTATGAACATAATGGTCTTGATAACACATATTTTTAGTTTTATTATAATTATAATTACATGAGTCTTTAAAATTACAAAATTTATATGAACATCTTGAAATATTATCATCTAAATAAATTTTTTTTTCAACATTAATTTCATTTTGACCTAACCTTATTCGTAATGTTTCACTTAATATAAATAATAAATTTAATGAATTTATACAAAAAGTATAATTTAATTGATTGTTTTGAAGTGAATATTTTGTTAATAATTTAATTATATCTAATTCTTTCTGTATAATTTTTAAACTATTTTCTTCTTTTATTTTTTCTATTTTTTCATTATTAGTACATAATTCTTCTATTTCTTTTAACTTTATTTGATAATCTGTTTCAATTTGAATAACTTTATTTTGAACAGTATTTTGATTATTATTATTTAATATATTTTTTAATTTATTAATGGTTTCAATATTATAATTTATTTCAGTATTTAAATATTTATTATACCATGTAAATTGATTTTCAGACATACTTATGTATAAATCATACATTTTCTTTAAGTAATTTACAATTTTAACTATTCTAAATATATTTTATATATATATGGTAATGCTTAAAGATGACGAAACATATCTAAATGAAAAACTTAAGAATAGAGATCCAAAAAAAGACGGTTTAATAAATTATAAAATTTGGAAAAAAAAATATAAAATAGAATTATTGGATTATAATTATATACATACATTAGAAGAATTTAGTTTATTAAAAAATGGTGGTTTAATTAGACCTTTTTCGCTAATAACAGAAGAAATATGTCATGGTGGAATTTTAATTAAGATTGAAAAAGATATTAAAAATAATTGGTATGCATTATTAGGATATTTTAAGAATAGACAAAAAGATAAAGGATACTTTTGGAGAGTATATTTTGATAAATACTATTTTTTTTATAAAAATTCAGATAAATTAAAAATAGACGATATAAAAACAGAAAAATGTAATTTTTTATTAGATCAATTTGTTAGTAAAGAAGAAATTAGTAATTATAGTAAAGCACTAAAATCAAATGATATTGTTGATGGATTATTTGGAGAATATGTAAAAAAAAAATAATAAATAATTATTAGAAATTATCCTTTAAAAAATAATTTCTAATAATTATTAATGGAACCAACACAGTTTAAGACTAATAGATTAACTAATGATACTAATTATCAAAAACCAAAAAAAACATTTCAAGCATCTTTAACGAATGAAGAAATTAAAGAAAGGTTAAAAGGATACAAAAAAGTTTCTGATATAACTAAAGTTATAATTGGTTCTCATCTAAGATATTTTACAAAAGATTTATTTAGGTTAGGTGGATTTCTAAGTAAATTTGGCGAAAATTATAAATATTTAATATTATCTAATGGTAAAAAATCATGGTCTGTTCAATTGAATAATACTAATGAATTTTGGATTAAAATGAATTCAAAAGATATGCAAGAACAAATACAAACGGAAGTAGAAGAAATTATAAATGATAAATATAAAAAAAAATATGATGATATGAAGAATCAATCAGATTATGTTCTAAAAATGTTAAAAGATCAACAAAAAGAAAATGAAAAATTAAAAAAAAAATTAGATGCAATCGAAGAAGTTGCAAAAAAAGATAAAAAAAAAAATAGTGTAAAAAATATATAAATATTAATATATTAATTTTAATATATTAAAAAATCTTTATAAGTATATATAATGGGAAAAGAAAATATACGAATTCTTGTTAATACCTCTAAAGAAGGAAAAAATAAAACAAAGAAATCTACAAAAAAATCTACAAAAAAATTATCTAAAAAAATGTCTAAAAAATTGTCTAAAAAATTGTCTAAAAAAAAATCTAAAAACTATAAAAATAAAAATCATGGCGATACTACAGAAGATATGTTAGCTATTTTAGCATCTGATTCCGAAGTAACATTTCCACTTGAAAATCAACAAGCAGAAAACAAATCAATACCTTATAACGGGGAAAACTCTACCAATTTTACAGATATGAATCAACCAATGCAAATGAATCAACAAATGAATCAACCAATGCAAATGAATCAACCAATGCAAATGAATCAACCAATGCAAATGAATCAACCAATGCAAATGAATCAACAAATGATTCAACCAATGCAAATGAATCAACAAATGAATCAACAAACGAATCAACAAATGTATATGAATCAGTCTAATGGTATGTCACAAGAAGACTATCATGACTCTCTTTTGATAGAAAAATTTGCACCTGTGCAAACAACACAAAAATTTCAACAATATGGCATGTCTCAAGATTTAATGAGTCCAAATAAGATGTTTAATAACTTAAAATCAGTAGGTGGTATGGTAAGTAATGATATGTCTTCTCCAACACAAGGCTTAAATGATGATATGCAAGCATCAGTAATATCAAAAGAATATGATAATACACAAATATCACCAATGTTAGGAGGATATTATAATAAAAAAGCAACAGAAATGTTTCAAAAACAATCTGTATCAACTAAATTATTAAATTTAACTATGTTAGGTAATGCTAAATTGGTATAAACATTTAAAAGTTGATATTATAATAAAAAAGCACCAGAAATGTTTCAAAAACAATCTGTATCAACTAAATTATTAAACTTAACTATGTTAGGTAATGCTAAATTGGTATAAACATTTGAAAGTTGATATTATTTTAATTTTTATTAAACAAAAAATTAAAAAAATATTTATCTATTTTTAGGTTCTATAAATGGTAAATCTAATTTTTTAAAATATTCTTCTTCTGATTTTATTTTTATTTTACTACCATCTTCCTTAAATAATCCATATTCAGATAATTTAAGATTTTGTTTTTTTGCAAGCATTCTCATCTTTTTATTTAATTCTGCAGAACCGGTAAAGTATAATAAAGCAGAATGAAAAGATTCATATGAAACAAAACGAATATCTATTCTTCTTACATGATTATTTTTATATTTTACAAATCCCATATATTTTGTTTCATAATTTTTATCAGTTATATCATCAATTAATAATGGTTTTTTATCATTTTCTTTTAAGTTTTTTTTTAATTTTTTGATTATTCGTTCGAGATGATTAATTGAATCGTGTGTATCATCTTTAATATCTAATTTAGATACTAATACATCAATATCTCCTGAAGTTAATTTTTCTCTTCTATATGAACCACAAATTTGATAAATATATTTTGATTTTTCATCTAATTTATATTGTGTATTCATTTTATGTATTATATTTTTAATAATATTACTTATTTCATTTATTTCTGTTCTAGGAATATTTTTTTTATAAATACCATAATATCTTAAACCTAATTCTATTTTTTCATTAACTTTTATTTCTTTTTTTTTTAATTTATTTTTTAACATTTTAACTGATTTTATATCTTGATTATAAAAGTCTAAAGCATTTACAGGACCAATTCCAATAACTTCTTCTAATTCTTCAATAATTTTTTCTTTTTCAATACTTGGATCTTTAAACTCTCCTAATTCGGCTAATTTACCAGTATCTAAAATTTCTTTAATTCTTTTAATAGTATGAACACCAATACCATCTATATCTTTTAATTCTTTGTAATTTTCTAAAGTTATTTTTTCATGATAATTTTTAAATATAATTAATACAGTATTTAATTGTTTTAAACGGAAATTATTAGCTGTTATATTTTTAACGTCTTTGTTTTTCTGGAATTCTTCTTTTTCAATTTTTATAAAGGATATTAGTCTTTGAAATTCTTTAATAATCTTTTCATTTAACATTATTAAAGGATATTTTATTTTTAAATTTTTTAATTTCAGTTTTTTTAATTTCAGTTTTTTTAATTTCAGTTTTTTTAATTTTATGATGCATCTAAATCAGTACCAAATTCCTCAGTAACACCACTTTCGATGTCTAAATTAGGGCCATCTTGAAATAGATTAAAAAAATATATTAGTATAGGTATTGTAATTAGTGCAACAATTATAAGAATTTGCCATAGTTGTATTGATGGTTTTATATCTTCTCGAATTGTGCTCGTTGCTGTATCATTTATTGGTGGTGCTAGTCTTGATGGTGCTAGTGCGGGTGGTGCGGATGCTAGTG